TGTAGAGTATAATCTAGAATACTAATGAAGAGTGTTTACAACTTTGTTGTAACACCAGTAGGAGAAAGATATAACAATACTAAAAAAGTTGAGGGTGGTGATCTTATTGTAAACACTGAGATTTATAATCATCAATTTGTAAATAGAATAGCAAAAGTTATATCAACCCCAATAATTGGTGATACGGATATTAAACCGGGAGATGAAGTAATTATTCACCACAATGTATTTCGTAGGTGGCATAATGTAAAAGGTATTGAAAAGAACAGTAGAAGTTACTTTAATAAAGATACTTATTTTATAACCCAAGATCAAATATTTCTATATAAAAAAAATGGTGAGTGGAACGCTCCAAAAGGATTTTGTTTTGTAAAACCTTTAAAAGAAACAGATGATCCACTCAATGTTAATATAGAAAGACCTTTAATTGGTATTGTCAAATATTCAGATGGTACTGTTAATAAAGGTGATTTAATTGGTTTCAGACCTAAAAGTGAATATGAGTTCGTAATTGATGGCGAACGACTATATCGTGTTTTATCTAATCTTATAACTATCAAATATGAATATCAAGGAGACGAAGAAGAATATAATCCAAGCTGGGCAGAAAGCAGTTGAAGAACTGATTAAAGTT